TTGATGATTGCTCACCCTCCATGCACTCACCTGGCCGTATCGGGGGCAAGATGGTTCAAGGACAAGGTCGAGGAACAGGAAAAGGCACTCGGCTTTGTGAAGCTACTCCTTGACGCTTACTGGATTCCCCGTATAGCCCTTGAGAATCCGGTGAGTATCATCAGTACACGCATACGCAAGCCCGACCAGATTATTCAACCGTGGATGTTCGGACATGGCGAAACGAAGGCGACATGTCTGTGGTTGAAAAACCTGCCCCCGCTGAAGCCAACACAGATAGTAGAGGGGCGAGAGAACAGAATATTCAGGATGCCCCCATCACCGGACCGGGGAAAGCTCCGTTCCGTGACCTATCAAGGCATAGCCGACGCAATGGCCGAACAGTGGGGCACCACCACCACACCGAAGCAAACATGTCCAGCCCCCGTGGACATAGCGAACAGTAAAGGGAGCGAATGATAATGGCAACCGCAAACGGAAAATTGACAATGGAACTCAAGGTATCGCCGGAATTGATAGAAGCGATTGAAAGGCTGGAAAAGGCTACGGAATGGCTGTGTCAGGTTGGCCCCCTCCCCGCCCCCGCCGTGGAGCCGGAACAGACCGAGATTACCTACACGATTGAATGTCCACAATGCCGATTCCACGGTTATGTGACTTCTATCAACGGGAAAGCACAGAAAACCTTTTGTCACAACTGTGGCCACGAACTCCGACTGTTCAACTTTCCGGTTTCAGAGTCGGAGCAGACACGGGAGCAGAAGGCGGTGGAGTTGGCGAGGGACATGGCAGAATATGCAGATTGTCATTACCCGCCTCCAATCGGAAAGTTTATTCAGCGTGCCGCCGCCCTGTTCGGAGAGGGAAAGGAGGGGGAGCGTGGCCACAATTAAGGTTGATGGGGTAAGTTACAAGGTGACTGAAACATTGGGCTATCATCAGGTGGGGATGCCTGCCAAGTTTGTGCAGACACCCGATGGGGAAAGGGTAGCCGTGAAACGAGGCGGTGTGTGGACATGGTGGGCTGTACAAGACCGTGTAGCTCCATTACTGGAGCATTTACAGCGAGAACAGGAGGCCCCCGTGGCTGAACTGAAGGCGTGCCCGTTTTGTGGGAGCAGTGACATCAGGCATATCCACGGCAACTCAAGAGCGCCTGAAGGTATGGCTATGTGCAGCTCATGCGGCGCATCTGACTTTGTGCAGAGATGGAACACCCGCCACGCCCCCGAACTGGATGAGGCGGTGGGGGCAATGGCCGCAGTTGAATGGGTGGTCCAAGACCTTAAACGGTGTGTGCGTATCCTCTCCCGCCTCGGACGCCTGACATGAAGGGGAAACCATGAAGCAGACACAGGAGCAGGCCATTCTTGAATGGATGAGGAACAAAGGCCCTATCACACCGCTGGAAGCGCTGCAGCACTGCGGGTGCTTCCGACTCGGGGCAAGAATCTATGACCTCAAAAGGAAGGGGTACGCAATCAGCACGGAAATGGTGGAAGTGGTCACCGCAGACGGCAAGGCCCGGGTGGCAAGGTACAAGCTGGTGGGCAGGTGCTTGACCCCCGAAGACCTGTTCAAGATTCGTGCCGTGCTCGAAGCGAAGGGTACAAGATATGAAGGGGATTAAGGCGGTCCGCTGTGAAGTTTACAGCCGCATCGTCGGCTACTACCGTCCGGTGCAAGATTGGCACTCGAGCAAGAAGCAGGAGTTCAAGGAGCGATACGTACGGTCAAACATGGACATCGAACGACTGCTGAGAAGAGAGGAAGAGGGCAATGAGCAAGACAGAGTATGGTGACAGAATCGAAGAAGAAGGCGAAGTCTTCATAGAGCATGTAGCGCCGCACCCGTACGACAGCTTTCACCATGTTCGTATCGTCATTTGCGGTGTGTGCATGTTCGAGACGATCGAGTTGGCGAGGGGCGATCTTCGTATCCAGCCGCCGTCAAGGATGGCTGACACGATTATTGGAAGCAGCGCCGGCCGTTGGTATATCACGCTTGAAGACGCAGCGCGTTTCATCGAAGACGCCTGGCCTTCGGAATAAGGGGGAGATCATGACAGAGGTCGAAGTTTCCATGACAACAACCGATGACCAGAGGGAATTGGAGTTGCGTCGGGCGAACGAAAGAGCCGAACGCGAGAAGCTCGAAGCCATTGCGAGATCTGAGCGCATTCAGAAGGAAACCGAAGAACGCATCGCCCGTGAGAATGCTGAGCTGAAGCGCAGGGATCAAGAAGCCGCTGAGAAGCGCCAGAAGGACAAGAAGCGAGTTGAACTTGTCCGGAGCGAGATCGCAAAGCGCCTGTCCGACCTGACGCCGGAAGAAGCAGCTGACGAGATGATGGCCGGGGAGTTCCCGCACATCACCGTCATTATCTGAGAGGGCACGACAATGCAGAAAAGAACCGAAAGCAAGCACCTGAAGTACCAGTTCACCGATGACGAGCTGGTTGAAATGAGCAGAAGCCTTGCTCGGGACAACCGAGAGCTCCGCGGGATCTCCGAGCAGAAGAAGGAGATCATGGCCGACTTCGCAAGCCAGATCAAAGCAAAGGAAGGGAAAATCGATCGCACTTCCGAGCTCATCGCCAACGGCTACGAATACCGCATGGTGACCTGTGAGGTCATTCCGGACGAGCCTGTTGTTGGAATGAAGACGTTCGTCCGCTCCGACACCGGAGAAACATGGACGGAGCCCATGAAGCCCAGCGAGATGCAGGGCGCTCTTTTCGAAGATGTCGAAGCAGAAGTAGTTTAGGACTGCACGGTGCCCAACGAAGAACCGTCGGTATCAGTGATCATAAGACGCATCGAACCCGGAGCCCCGAAAGCTCCTAAACTGCTGTCAGATGGCAGCGAATTTGAAGGAGATGATTCAGAATGAGAACACTGATCATGCTCGTCCTCGTCGTGGCAATGGCTTCGGCACAGGTGTTCATGGACATCAGCGGCACGATGCCTGTTGATGGCGAAGAAGTGCAGCCCCGCCTGTTGGTGGACGTTTCGGAAGCTGCAGGACCATGGGCGTACTCCGTCGGCATGGGTTACAGGCCCCCTGCTTCCGCTGACGGATTCGACCCAACAATAACTGTGCAGGTGGGCGTATCCAGGCAGATGGCGTCTTGGGCTGCGGCATACTTCAAAATGACCGACATTCCCCTTCATTCCGAGAATCACACGCTTCACTCGTCAGCACGTATTGGCGTGCTCATCAGGTTGTAGCCATGCTCTCAACGATTCTCGCGGTCTTCCCGGCCATTGCGATTTTCGTTGCCCCACTGAAGCATGAGGCGGTCGCATCTTGGTATGGCCGGGGCTTCCACGGCCGTCTCACCGCTTCAGGACGCATTTACGATCAGGATTCATTCACGGCAGCGCACCGCTCTTGTCGGTTTGGCACCGTTCTGCTTGTCCGCCATGAGTACAGGCATGTCATTGTGACTGTCACCGACAGGGGCCCGTTCGTCCCCGGCAGGGATATCGATCTGTCCAGGGCGTCGTTCATGATGCTTGCGGATACTACCGTGGGGATCTTGGAGATCGAATACGAAGTGATTTATGTCGGAAATTGGAGATATGACTGTGGACAACGATAGGCGCCTGAGCTATTGTCCTGACAGACAGGAGGACCTGCATGAGATACGCAATGCTTGGAACCAAGGGTAGCGAAGAGGACGGTAGCTTCATCTGCTACGGCGTAATCAAACGACATGACGGAAGGTATTCACCGGCCAGAGCCGAGGGGTCGAAGAAAGCAACCCCGGTCATGCTCATGAAGAGCAGAGTGAAGCCCCTATACCTGGGCGACAGCAAGGAAGAGGCGTTCAAGCATCTCATGCACCATGTGGCGAAGAGTGCCGATGGCCTCGCCTTCGAGCGCTGGCCGTCCTTCCTCGTCGGTCGGAAGTTTGTCGACTACTCACCGCAAGATCTCATGAAGATACCGGAAGAGGGGGACGGGGCGAACACCCGGCAGTAAATCCCTGTATTCCGAAATGAAGGGAGGGCTATGCCGAAAGCTAAAAAACCAGCAAAAAAGATGGGGCGTCCTTCGAGCTATAACCCTGATTTCTGCGAGATGGCCGTGGAGTTCCTGAGGGACGGCTATTCGGTTACAGCCCTTGCCGGGCATCTGAAGTGCGCCCGTTCGAGCGTTTTCAAGTGGGCCGAAGAGCACAAAGAGTTCTCGGACGCTCTAAAGACCGGGCAGGCCTTGGCGGCTCTGTGGTGGGAGAAGAGGTTGCGGGAAGTGGCAAGAACCGGAGTCGGCTCGGCCTCCGCTGCCATATTCGGAGTAAAGAACCGCTCAAGGGCCGAGTGGAAAGACCGTCACGACATCACCCTCAACGACATGCCGGCCCCGATGCAGGAGTTTCTTGCCATGGGCAAGGCCGGAGAACCCGGTTGGAACACTGGCAAGGACACAGAAGATCCCGAACCGCAGGAGGACGCATAGTGGAAGGCTTCATGATCCCGCTCACGGTTGGGGTTGTTTCCCTTGCCGTAACCGTTGGTGCTGGTCTGATCTCGATTGGCAGAGCAGTCGGGAAGATGCAAGGACAAGTGGACCGGGCAGAAAAGGATGTCAGTCGCATAGGACTAAAGCAAGACGCCCTGGAGCGTCATTGTGGAGATCAGCAAATCATGGTTGCCTCAAGATTGGCAAGCATCGAAACCGGGATCAGAGGCATGTCATCGGCACTTGACCGAATAGAAAAGCAACGGAGATGAAGCTCCATTCACGGAAGCTGTGGCTGGCTGGAGGGTTCGCTTTCCAGCTTTCGCAGTTCGCCGCTGTCCTGTACTCCGTGGCATGGGTGTTCGGTGAGCATCCCCGGTCCGAGCAGATGGTCATGGTGGCGACTACCGTCCTAAGCTACCTACGGGACATCGTGGTGGCGTTCATCGGCATGAATGTTGTGCAGCATGTCGGCTACGAGATAGGACAGGCGATTGGCCGTAACAAGGGGGAATGATGGCACTCGCAATGGTTGTCGGGCTCGCAATGCTGGCTCTTCGGTGGTGGGGGTATCAGCGCTACTTTCCACCGGATCACCATAGTTACAAGGCCATGAGCGAAGGTCGGGGCGTTCCCGACCCGTTCCGGCTCAGATGGCTGTACCCTGCGCTGATGCCGGGCTCTGCTGGCGCCGCTGCCTGGTCAGCCTGCTCCATGGTCGGGCTTGCACTCACGATTCCCGTCATGTACCTGTTTGCGGAGGCTTCCGGTGTTCCCGGCCTATGGGCTGTTGCTCTCTGGGCCTCCCTGCCGATCATTGACGTTCTCAGCCGGATGCAGGGCATTGTGGACCATATCGCTTGGCCGCTTGCCCTGCTGTCCGCTTGGCTGTTCACACTCGGCGTTCCATGGGCTGGTATCATCGGCGCTGTCGTTGCCGGTGCGGTTGACCCCCGGGCGCCGGTGTTCGTGTTTGCGTGGACCCTTCACCCGGGCGCACTGCTTGGCCTGATCACCGTTCCTGCTGCCATGTCTCTCGCCCGGCGTGGCGATCCGCTGATGCACAGCGATGTCATTCTCGACCCGTGGCGCTCGGCAAGGCACAGGAACGGCCAGTTTCTGCACAGCTGCCGGGACATGCTCGCCCCCTGGGGTGCGGGGCTTGCCGCCCTGCTTGCGCTCTCCCCCGCTGTCATCGTGTCGTTGGCTGTCGGCTATGGACAGATGTTCAGAGCCATTGACCGGGTGAGGCTCTACCAGTGGGCTGCTCCTGCCGTTCTGGTTGTCGCTCTCCGGGTGATCCCCGGAGCATGGTTGCCCGTGGCTGTTGCGCTCACATGGTTCAATCCGTTCAGGCCGGAGGTTTGAAATGCCGACTATTGACCCGCTCAACCCCGGTTGGTCCATCGGCGAGGCCATCGTCAGCCGCCTTGAAGCACTCTTTGAAAGTGAAGCAGAACGCTTCGGCGAGTACACCCCGGAAATCGTTGTTTTCGTCCCGCCCGGCGTCGAGAATGTCCGGCCTGCGGAGGCAAGCAGGGCGTGGGTCACGGTTTCTCTGCCCACAGACCCGGCTGTGCTGTGGGAAACAAGCGACTCCTACATAGTCAAGCCCACCTACACGATTCGCATCAACGTCGAGGAACCCGACCGGCTCCCTGCACTGCCTGAAAAGCTGCTGGAATTGACGCATTTCGTCCGGCTGGCGCTCACCCCGGACACACTCGGCGGCATGGTCAGAAGGAACCCCCGGGAGACAGGCTCTGCCACATACGCAGTGAAGGCAAGTACGATTACCGTAGTATCGGAGATGAAGCTGGAATATGAGTATCAGGGGCACGCCTATGATTTCTCGCTGCCCTCCCTCCTCCTTGGCTCCCCCTTCCCCGAGGTCTACCAAGGTGCCGATGCACCTACCGTCACGATTCTCATCAGCAACCCCGGCACGGCCACGCTTACGATTTCTTCTGTTTCTACCCCCACCGGCTTCACTGCCAGTTCCGTCCCCGCTTCCGTAGCGGCAGGCGGCACGGACACATTCACCTTGACTCTTGACAGCACGGCCACTATCGGCGACTTCTCCGGCACGGTCATCGTCCACAGCAATGCCGGGGATGTGTCCACGGCTGTCACGGCCAGCGTCATAGCCGACCCGAGGCTGACGAGGATTCCGGTGCTGTGCGTTCCCGGCCTTGCCATGTCCATAGATGCCCGCCCGAACACGATTTTCCAGTGGCAGATTCCTGACGGTTCCGGTGGCTGGACATACCAGCGAGCGAACAGGCCCACATTCACAGCGGCAAAGGGTACTCCGGGCGAGTACATTTACCTGCTGATGGACGATGGACATACGGTTGCGGAACTGACGCAGTTGGACACCTATTATAGTGGCTTCACTGTACCGAATCATGTAATTGAAACGGAGGATTTGCAGTATATCGCCCTTCCCGGGAACCTCAGTCTCGTTCACTCAATACTGCAAGGTGACATAAAGTATCTTTCTGGCTGTATGCAGAAAAGCGTTTATGCTCAATATTTCTTCGGCAACACAGCTTTCAACTACTCCGGGCTGTACGGCGATGTGGGCAACTGGGCACCTATTGAAGCGGCCACTGATGTGCGATTTCGGCAGATGGATTACATTCACGGGGTATTGAAGTTTGCGACCGGTTGTCCGTTGGCTACCCTGTTCCATCAGGATTGCAGAGGATTCTCGGCGGTCGAAATCTCCCAAACAATCATCAACTGGAACGCCTGCAACGCCGGTGTGTTTGCGAGAACGGGCAACTTCAATCAGGTCAAGCGCAGCGAGTTGACCGCAGAGGGCGAAGCGGCGGTGGTGTCGCTTTTGGCCAAAGGTTGTGCATTCACCTTCCAAGCGGAATAGAGGATGACATGATTATCAAATTCACCGGCAACAGCTTCGACCATGACGGATGCACCACCTACCTGTCATCAATCGGACACAAGGGCAAGTGCCGGAAGCTGTGGCAGGGTGAATACGATGACGAAACAGGGACAATCGTCCTCACATGCGAGTGCGGGGGCGGGGCGAAGATTGAGATGAGGACGGAGCCGATGGAAGGTGACCTGGAATGAACGCCATAAACATTGTCCACGCCATTGTCACGGCTGTTGATGGTGGCGATATCCTGCTCAAGGCTTCCCTGTGGAGCGTCCATGATTGAAAAGAACCGTGCCGCCCTGCAATCTCTCGCCAAGGTCATCAAGTTCAACCCTCATCCCGGGCAGGTCAAGATACTCGAAGCCTTCCTGCAACACCGCTTCCTGTGTGTCGTATGTGGCCGAAGGTACGGCAAGACTTACGTGGTGAGCATCCTTGCCGCTTACGTGCTCCTGCAGCGGGATACCAAGGTGCTCGCCATGTCCAAGACCTACAAGCTGGCAAACCGCATGTGGAAGTATCTGGCACGGGATATCAGGCTTCTGCTGGGATCGGCAGTCAACATCAACAACAGCGAAAAGTCCATCACCACCGTGTGGGGCTCCACGCTCGAACTCGGAACAGCGGAGAACCCCGACAGCATCCTTGGCGACGGTTACGATCTCGTGATAGGCGATGAGGCGGCAGTGCTGAAAGACGTCATCCACGAGCAGAACCTGATGCCCGCAATCCGAGACAGACGCGGAACCCTAATTTACATTACCACCCCCCGCGGCTACAACTGGATTTACCACCTCTTCGAGAAGGGGCAGCGCGAGGAAGACGGCTGGTGGAGTCACCGAGGCATCAGCAGGGAGAACTACCATGTATGGGATGAAGAGGAATGGGAACTGGCCAAGAGACAATCCGACCCCTCCTATTTCCAGCAGGAATACCTCGCCGAGTTCGTCACCTTCGCAGATCAGGTCTACTCCGATTTCACGCCCGAGAGGAACGTTCTCGCCGAGTGCCCCGATCTGACCGGGTGGGACAAGTACGTGGTCATTGATCCCGGCTATCGAAAAGCGGCCCTGCTGTGGGCGGCTCACAACCGGGTGTCCGATGAACTGGTCTTCTACAAGGAGCATAACGGTTCAAGGGTAGGCAACGAGAAGGCCCTGAAGCTCATTCGGGCGGGCGAGCCGGAAGAAGGCTACGCAGGGATAATCAGCGACATCGCAGGCAATGCCCGAACCGGGGATGCCGGGCACTCCCTGATTACCTACCTGAACGAACAAGAATGGTTCATGAAACGGAATTACTATGTGGCCACGCACAAACAGGGCATTGTGACCGGAATCAACCTCGTGAGGTCCAGAATCCTGAATGCAAACCTTGAGACCCGCCTGAAGGTGGTCGGCCCTGCATGTCCGGAGCTCGTTAAGATGCATCACCACCTGATGTTCGAGCCAAGCCGGGACGTTTACGTCAAGGACGGCGTTTGGGATCACTTGGGCGACGCAGAGCGGTATTTGGTATATCATATTGACCGAGGGAAGGGATCGACCCTGCATATAGACCTTTGATCGGAGGCAGAAGAATGTTTGATGACAAGACTAGAGCTGCTGTATTCGAGTCGCTTCTGCGCTCCATTGAAAGCCAGGAGAAACTCGAGCTCGGTGACCTCTCAATGCTCAAGGCAGTCTACAACAACTCCGCACAGGCAGAAAGAACCCCGTCCATGTCCGACCGCTCCTATAAGGGCAGGCAGGAGGCGTTCACGCCAGTCAGCTATTGTGCGCTTCTGGTGAACAAGGTCGCCTCCCTGCTCTATGGCAGAACAGTTCAGCGTTCTGCTGGCTTTGCAGACGAGGTGATGAATGCCAAGGTGGATCTCGCATACAAGAACACCGGAGGGCTGTTCATGCGTCTTGGCAAGTTGTCGTCTCTGGCCGGGTATTCTGCCGTCAGAGTGAAGCGTGACTGGACCGGGGAATATGTTCTCCGCGTCTATGGGTTTGATGAGGTCAAACCGATACTGGACCCCGAAAACCCGTTCGGCATGGTCAAGGGTCTGCTGTACGACATACAGACAACGGCCCTGCCGCCATGGGTGCACGAACTGAACCCAACCCTGAAGAAGGAATCTCTCTACCGCTTCCAGGAGGTTATCACCCGCAACGACCGGGACAGCAACGGGAACATCATTGCACCGGGCTCCTACGAGGTCCGGGTCGACGGGAAGAAGATGCAGACCAGGTTCGGCGATGTGAACCCCCTGGGCGACTATCTCGGTGCTGTCTGGTGGAGGGGCATGGACGACCCGTTCAACCCCTGGGGTGGATCTGACATTCTTGGACTTCTCAAGACCTTGACAGCCCTGAACGAGACGATGACGGATGGGCGGGAGCTCATCCTTTGGAACTTGCACAGCCCGGTGGTGACCAACGTAAAATCCGCTTTGAACTGGAAATACGGACCCCGAGCAGTGTGGCAAGCAATGGGTGGTGAGACCGGTGAGGTATGGGTCAAGCGGCTGGAATCCGGAACCGGCAGTTTCGACAGCCTCGAGAAGTTTATCAGGCTCATCATAGACATGACGCACCAGACCTCCCGCATACCTCTTGTGTCGGTCGGGAATCAGGAGGGCCTCGGGCAGGCCTCTTCCGGCAGGGCTTTTGAAATAGCCATGACCCCGGCCAAGGAGCTTATTGCAGAGAAAGAGAATGCTGCGATCCCGCAGGAAGAGCTGCTCATGGAAGAGATCGTGGCTCGCATGGCCTATTATGGCGATCTTCCCGGAGGCACCTACCGATACGACCAGTACGACATGCCGGACATGGTAGCAATCCGCAAAATGATGGTCGAGAGCTCAATTTCCTTCACCCCGCTCGTGTTCCCTCAAGGCGTTATGGAGGAAACACTGACAGGGCAGGTTGCCGGTGGGCTCAGGTCGAGGCGCGATGCCATTCGCTACCTCCACCCGGCATGGCCCGATCCGAGGATTGACGAAGAGCTCGAAGCCATCGATGAGGAACGCAAGGCGCAGGAGGACGAGGTCGAGGCAAAGAACCTTGCTGCCCTAAAGGAGCGAGTTGAGGCAAACCTGAAAAACCAGTCCACAGAAGAGAAGGAGATCTTCGGCACATGAAGTCGGCAGATATCCGGGCAATTGTCGCCGAAATGTACGACATCTACAGCGGGTTGAAACAGTCCGACAGCAAGGCCATGTTCCGAGCTGTGGACAGGCACGACCGCTGGTGGCTCGAAGAAGCGCCGCTGGTCATCGCCAGAGAGCTCTCGTTCAAAGCAAAGCGGTTCTCGGGTATGGACAGTGCGGATACCGTTGTTGCTGTGGCCCGAAAACTGGCCTCTGAAGCACGGACGAAGCTGTCAGCGCCGATTACCGCATGGGTGACCGGAAACTATGATGCCTTTTACCGTGCAGGCGTGAGGCTCGCTGCCCTGAACGGCAAAGCGGAAGGCAAGCGGGTGCGACAAGTCCTGGATAAGGCCGACGCCAACAGCATTGAACTGCAGGTGCGGCAAGAACTCGATGTCTGGAAGGGCCATTGGTCGAAGCACGAACGCCAGGTGGAGCGGGAACTGGTAGGCTTCGTGCTTGCAGGAGGTACCATAGACCAGTTTCTCGGGAGGATGACAGCCCCGAGCGGGCATATTGTGGCTTTCCCTTATGGCAACAGTCGCCAGTCGTGGTATGAGCTTATCCGCAAGATGGTGACCGTCCGTGGCCGTCAGGTGGCCTCGGTAGCCCAACAACACAGGCTGGTGTGACATGCCGTATCTGCTGTTCTTCCAGCCGGTAGATGACAAAACGGACCCGGCAAACGCAGCTCTGTCCGGGGAGGTTTTCGACCTCGAAGAACTGCTCACAGAGAAGGGTGCCGGCAGGTCCTCGTGTGACGGTCAAGTCTCTCCAACCCCTCCGCGGTACTCGGATGACAACATGATGGGCATGTATTTTGAGAGCAAAGAAGTGGCTGAAGAGTTTTCTGCGGTGCTTCGTGGCGATGTCCGAAGAAGGATTGCAAGGGGCGAACTCACCCTGAACTACCAATTGCCGTGGCAAACAACGGAAAAAGCGTTGTGGACAACAGCAAGCGTAGAAAAGCTCGCAAAGAGCGCCGCCACAAAGTATTACGACGCCACGGACTCGCAAATATTGAGCGCTGCAGAGGCTTGCGCAATCGAATTAGGCCGTTTGCCAACGGCTGACGAGCTTTTCTTTTGGATCGAGCAAAACCGCTCATGGTAATCATTTACAGCGAAAAAAACCGTTGCTGTGATTTTGAGCAACGAATCTTTTTCCTGTGAAAAAATTAGGCACGGCTAAACCTCAAAAATGCGTTCTTAAGTTACGGCGATGGAGCTTTGCAAAATCCGCTTTTTCGTGTTCTCGCAACTCAATAATAATCAATGCTTTGCGCTGAAATGATTCGTTCAGTATCCTGCCAGGGTACCATGGTATCAAAACAGGGTACTATGGTTCCTTGTCAGTCGCACTCTTACTTAGACTTAGACTTAGACTCATACTCATACTTAGAACCTGCCGGTTCCCTGAACTTCCCTGGAAAGAGATCGAACAAAACCAAGCCCCCGCCGGTACAAGGGTTGACACCCCGGGGGTGGATTTTCATATCTTTCCCGGGAATCAAAAAAGCGGCAGAGGCCGCAAACGGCTGAAGGGAGTCAGAGGACATGCCGGAAAGCACAGGAGAAACCACCACCCCGCAGATACCGGGAGCGGTTGCTGCGATGCTCGAAAAGCACGGGTTTGAAGTTTCAGAGAAGGGGATGCAGGACTTCGACAGAGCATTCGACTCTTACAAGGTCGATCTGCCGAAGTTCAAGGATGGGGCGAAAGAGAAGGATACCCTCGCCCAGAAGCTCGCCGAGTACGAGAAGAGAGAGAAGGAAAAGGCCGACGCCGAGAAGACAGAAGCCCAAAAGGCCAAGGAATTGGCCGACGAACGGGCAAGGTTGCTCGAAGCAAAGGACGCAGAGATAACCAAGCTCCAGCGGGACCGGGTTATGGACGCCGTCCTTTTCGAGTCTCTCAAGGACAAGCCGCTCACAGGCATAAGGCGCCAGCTCTACGAGGCAGCGGCCTCTCGTGAGCAGTGGGACACGGCGGATGATCTGAAAGCCATCTACAAGAACATCGACAAAACGCTTGAAGATGATCTCAAGGCGAGCAGGGTGACAGTTCCGGCGCCGGGCGACAGCGGCGGCGGTGGCTCAGCCGGAGGTGGCGATACCAAGTATGATGAAAGCTACTTCGCCCAGCAGGAAGCAAGGATGCGCGGCAAAGCTGCGCGATAGGAAGGAAACAAAGTGGCCGCAGATTATACATTCACCCCGCGATGGGACCGGTTGGCCAACGGTTCCGTTCTCACCCCGGAGCACTGGGCGCCTCACATCGAGATGGACCTCCCCAGTTTCAGCTTCTGGCCGCAGTTCCTCGGAAACACATGGGGTCCGGTAGAGGTCACCGGACAGGGTAGGGGCGCCATCTTCAACGTCCGGTACATCAGCGACGAAACCCCAACCACCACTCCCCTCAGCTCCGGAACCAAGGTCCCCTCCAGCACCAGCACCAAGATTTCCACAGCCAGCGGCACCATACAAGAGTATGGCAATTCCGAGGACATCGAGAACTTCACTGCATGGCTGTCGGACGTCAACGTCAGGACCGCAGTTGGTGTCGCCACCGCAAGGCACGCCTTCCACTCCCGGAACAGCATCGTCGGAAACGTGTTCGTTGCAACCTCCAACCGCTACGAGTGCAACGGAACCGAAACCCTCGGCTCCGCTGTCACTGGCACCGTTGCGGCAGGCACCAACGGCACCAACAAGATCCTGCCCTACCACATCGAGAAGATCGTGGATGACCTCCGGCGCAAGGGAATCGCGCCGTTCCCGGATGGATACTTCCGCTGCATCGGCCGTCCGGGTTCCTTCACCGGCCTGAAGAATGACGTGAAGGTCTATGGCTCCGGAGCAGACCTCGGCATCCCCGGCCTGTTCCACACAGGCAAACTCGCCACATGGGGCGGCGTCCTGTTCATCGAGGAAATGGGCCAGTTCCCGGTGACCACATGGTACGGTACCGAGTCCAGCTCAGTCATTTTCGGCGCCAACGCCGTTATCGGCTTCGACAACTTCAACAGACCGGACGTCATCCGCTGGTACCCCGACCATGACAACGATTTCGGGCGGAACGCGAAAATCGGCTGGATTGCCTACGGAGGCTACTGCCGGCCGGTTGACACGGGTCCAAACGGAAGGGTATGGCGGATTTTCCACGGCCTCTAAAAGCCAGCCCGAAACAGGAGGGCCCCCGGCAACGGGGGCTTTTCCTTTGCTCCGCCGGGTCTTATATTGTCAATGCCCGAGCATAGAGGGAGGTCGAACATGGGCAAAAAGGGGTTTCCATTCAGCATCGTCAGGAACCAGAAGCGGGAGGACAAGAAGCTCGACCGCATCGTCGTCGGCTGCGTTGTCTACAATGAAGAGGGCAGACTGCCCGGGTTCCTGAAAGCGCACAGCTTCGCAGACATCGTCATCATCGACCAGTCCAGTACAGACAAGACGGCGAGTATCGCCAAGAAATGCAAGCAGGTCAGCTACTACAAAGTGACCCGCTTCGAGAAGCTCGGCGAGGCTTCGTTCAACCTGCTGCAGAAGCTCACGCCGAAGGATTCGTTTCTGCTCCTGCTTGGAGTTGATGAGCGCATCACAGAAGAGGCGTTCGGGAAAATGCGGAAGAGGGCTACTCTCGCCAGGGAGCGCTACAATCTCCATGCGTTCTTCGTTCACCGCAAGAACTACATTGATGGGCGACTGGTAAACCACCTGTTCCGGACCGACTACGACACGGAAGGCAAGGATTGGCAGATGCGTCTCGGCTGGGGGCCCTGCATCATGTACCAGCCAGTTCCGCATACGCACCCGACACCCACAAAGCCCTGGGGCTACATGGGGGAGGACATTTTCATTGAGCACCCGAAGACCCTGCAGGAAGAGCTTGACAGCATCATGAAGCGGGCAGGCTCAGTGAACGCTGGAGCAGGGCGTGATGTTTCCTACCATGCGGCCCTGGTCAAGGAGTTCGGAGAGGCGGCTAAATTATGAGCGTCATCATCGAGCAAAAGACCATGGTCACCGTTTGTGATAACTGCCCGTTGCTTCTGCCGAATGGCTGCGAAGAGTGCGGACGGGAAGGTGGTTGCATCCTGGAGGGTGATGTGAGTTACACGCATTATCCGTATTTCGTGAGCATGAAAACCGCGATCGAAGGCGACTTCGACACGGCATTCACTGGAAGCGAAAACTGTCCACTGAGAATGCTGGTCAGGAAGGATGAGGGAAAGTTCGTTCCCGCTGTTGTGGATTCTGCCTACAAGCGGGGGTTCACCATGGAAGAGGCGGGGGGGGTGAGGCCATGAGCGTCAAAGTCGGACAGACAGCGAAGCGGTTCATAACCTCTCGCATTGATGGTCTTACCGGGAAGAGGGCCGTCTACCACATGGTTTTCAAGGTCGAAGTTTTGCTCGAAGTCGTGCCGTGCCTGGGCTGCCCGTGCCTACACTCGATTGCGGACTATCTCGGTGACATCGAAAGCAAGTGCGGCCTCGGCGCCGAGTTGAAGCACTTTTACCGGGATTTCGTTGAGAACGGTCCGCATGTCCCCATTGTTGCCCCGAAAGACAAGTGCCCACTGGTTTACGTCGCTCACATAGAAGGCATTTACACGCCGCCGCTTCCTGTGCCTGTTTTCGATGTCAGCATAACCGATGTCAGCATAACCGAGGAAAGGACATTGGAGCCGTTATGAAAAACGAACGCTATCTGCTTCTGCGTTACGGCGGCCTCGGTGACAACCTGTTCCTGACCCCGGTTGCCAGAGAGCTGCACCGACAGGGCTACAGCGTTGACGTTGTGGCGAGAACCGAGTCGGCGGCGATCCTTGAAAACAACCCGTACATCGGACGGCTGATGAAGGCCCGGCGCTTCGGCCCGATCCGACAGACGGGCGATGATCGGTATGCCAATCTGGTTGACGTTGACGGTCTGCATGTGCCGGATCTCGCCCTGTACCGGCAGTACAAAACGGAGAGCATCCGTCCGTGGCGGCCCCTGAACGTCACGAATTACCTGAACATCGTTGAAGGAAACACCATGCACCCGGAGCTGTGCAGCACTCAGCAGGCGGCTTTTCAGAACATCTACGACAATCATCTGGCATGGACTGGGATCGACCCCGAGAGCATCCCCGCAGAGCGGAAGCTGCCGGTCTACAGAGTGACCGACGAGGAAAAGCAGTGGGCCTCAAACATCCTCCCCGACCGGGGCAGATGCGTCATCATCCAGACCACGTCCAGCAGCCTTGCCAAAACCTACCCGGCGAACGACATGGCCACGTGGTTGCGAGGCGAAGGCTACAGCGTGCTGTTCTGGCAGGAAACCGGGCACAGCGTCGGGCATTGGATTCTCGACGGTGTGAAGCTGGCCCTCCCGCCCCACATCCCGAGCATCAGATGCACGGCAGCACTGTTGGAGCGATGTGCCTTTGCCGTTACTGCCGACACAGGTACCGCCCACCTTGCCGAGGCTCTCGAGATCCGGCACATGACGTATTACACGTTCACCCCGGCCTGGACCCTGAGCAAGTATTACATCAATGAGTGGACGGTGGACAGCACCGCCGAATTGGACGGGGTTCGCTGCAAGTGCTACCAGCTTTCCCGGGATTGCCCCCGCATTCAGGTGGGCGCTTTCAAGAGGCTCTCGAAGACCGACCGGGAATTGCTTCTGACCTTCCCGGATGATCCCGCACAGAGACAGCAGATGGGCCTCCCGCCAGCGGAGAATGTTCTGCCCCCGAAGACGGACCTGTATGCGTATTTCCGCTGCAATTCCGTTGATGCCCTGAGCGCCAGGTGTGATACGGCGTTCAGGAACCTTGAGGCACTTCGCTCGCAGCGACCATACTGCACTGACAGCCTCAACCTCATGGGCGAGCTGAAAAAGGGCCTCGAATGGCTCTGCGGAGGTGAGAGATGATAGTCACACTCGAAGAAGTGCTGGGCATGGATGCCTACAGCAATTGGGGCCGCATCGAGTCGACAGGTACATGGGGTGAGGTTCTTTCGTGGGCCGCCAGAAAAGCGGTATCCGAAAAAAGAGCCCTGCTTGCCGTTCAGCCCGGGGTGGATCTTCCCGCCCGGTCTCGGGAAATCCTCCTGCGCCACATCCTGGCGGAAGAAATGATCTGCGCTCCGACCATCCTGAGTATGGACAATCGGACCATCGAGCTCACTCAGGAGCTTGCGTCCGGGTACCCTGACATGAAGTGGGCAATGGGAACTTATGAGCAGGGCGGAGAACCGACGCAGGTTGTCTGCTTCGACCATGGCGTAATCGGCATCCCTTACGAGGCGCTCGTGGAGGTTGGGAACTTTGATAGAGGCTTCAACGAGTATTTCGTTCTTTGCGATTGGACGGTCCGGGCTCGCTGGCATGGACACCAGGTTTACCTCTGCCATGACGCACCGATGACCGTTCCGAACCACCAGACCTTCTCCGCAGTATTCAGGGGGAGGGAGGAAGCAGCCGCACTGTTGGATCGTGAACACTTCGAGCGTAAATGGGGCGGCGCCGTATTGAAGAACCTGTCACCGTAAGGAGATCGGCATGGCTCGGGAGTTCGTGACAGACGCTGATTGCTCGGTGCTGTACGAAGATTGGGCGAAGCTCGGCGACACCGAAACCCGGCAGGGCCTGCGAATACAGGCATCCGAATGGGTGTATGCCGAGATCACCGAAACGCATAGAGCCCCATCTTCTGCGCTGCCGAACACCGGCACGACCACGAATTTCTGGCTGCGGCTTGCGACTGCTTCGGAGGCTATCTATCTCGGATGCAGTAGGCGAATGAAAGGCGACCACCAGAAGGATGTCGGCTACTGGTCGTCATTCCATGTTGACGCTGTCGGCATCCTTGAAGATTTCAAGGCAGGGAGGCGGAGACTCGACCCTGAGCCGAAAATAGGCGAGCGTGGGATTGGCCCAGCGGAGGCGGTTGTCTATGGCGAAGCAGGGACGGATATCGGCGAATCCAATTGGATCGAGAGCAACACGCTGGTTCCGCTCGCCGTCTACGATGACGACAAGTATTCGCGTGTTTACACGATTGAGATGCAGGAGGTTGGCGAGACGTTGAACGCCTGTACATTCAGGTGGAAAACTGACGGAACCGAAAGCGGCTGGGAAGCCGAGAATGTCAAGTGCTCATGGTCGTTCATCTACCTGAGCCACGGCGTCGAGGTCCGGTTCTTCCCGCAGAACATCGCCTCTTACGAAACCGGCATGAAGTGGGAGATCGGTTGCCACCCGGAGCGTGACCGGAAAACACGTGACGTTGGCGGGGAAACCTTCGTCATGGACAGGATGTAATGTTCGAGAATGAGATCCCGCTGGACCAGCTTGCGTCGAGCATCTACGCCATGGGCGACAAGGTACGCCAGGAGGTCAGGACAGCCCTCGTGAACAGTGGCCGCATGATGTCGAACGCGATCAAGCTCCGGTTCGCCACGGGTTCCGGGCCTTACAGAGACCGGTGGCTCTCGACGGCCTATGAAACGAAGTTCGGCAGCCGTTGGTCGACGGAGTATTGGCGCAAGAGCAAAGCGAGCCCCGATGGCGAGCTGACTCAAGGCAGCATCAGGCTGTTTTGGACTGGCGGCCTCATGCGCTCATTCGCGGTGCTCGAGCAGACGGATGAAAATGTGCTGATTGGCCCAACAGGGACAAACCCGGACGGTGTCGAATACGCCATAATCGCCGATCATGCGGCGGAGCACTGGGACAACTATATTGTTGGCTGGGACGATGAGAGCTTGCGATGGGTTGAAATGGAACTGAAAGCACTCTCGCAGAGGGTTCTCACTGGGAACTCGTTGGTATAGGAAGGAAACGAAATGTCCAAGACAATACCGGGCTTCATGACAGGTGTCGCCTTCGGCGTCGAAGGCACTCAGGGCGTACAGGCGGCAACCTTCCCGTACCTGTGGGCTGCGGACGAGAGCGACAGCCTCTCGATGGAGGAAAACCCGTACGATGCGACGGTTCTCCGGGGAGCCAGAGGGCAGGTATCCAGCGGCTTCCGCTCCGTGCAGCATCTGCCTGGCGGGGGGTTGCCCGCTGCGCCCATTTCGATTGGCACTGCTTGCGGGATGTTCCTGGCAATCCTGCAGGCACATCTCCAGGGGCTTGCCGTGGTCGGCACTTCGGCCCCGTTCACCTACACAGGCAGTCCCGCTGCCGCCCCGCCCGATGATGGTGATTGGTTCACGCTCAGCATCATGAAGGCCACCGGGATTGAAGAGAAGTACCACCGTTTCCTGGGCTGCATCCCCTCGGACGTGGAAATCGCATGGAAGGCCGGCGAGCCGATGACCTGCACGCCCTCGGCGATCAAGGCCATGTCCGCCGATTGCGAAGGCACCTTGGCGAACCTCCCGAACCCGTCAGTTTTCGGCTTCCTGCAGGCTCCCCGTATTGCCTGCACCTGGAACGGCACGGAGGTCAACCCGGCGAACTTCTCCATCAAGAGCCACGCCAACTTCGCCGACAGGCAGAGCGGCAATGCCCGCGGCCGGGTCGGCCATGCCCTCGGCGACTACAGCTGCGGAGTGGAGATCGGCGTCTGGCGCCATGAAGAGAGCGCCGAGAAGTGGGTTGACCCGTTCTTCACCGGAGCGGTCGGAACCCTCGTAATCACCGGGTACCCGGCGACAGTTACTCTTACAGGCGGTCTGCCTCCTACCTTCACATTCACCGCACATCTGCAGGCGAAGGAACCGAACCCGCTGAACACCGGGCGCAGTGATCTCATAGATAAGGTGACGCTCGGCGCAGTTGCCGATTCCACGCTTCCCGTGTTTTCGCTCACTCAACAGCTCGGCACTCTGCTGGGATAGGAGGCTCTCGTGAGCGTTCATTCCGGCTGGGAAAATGCGATTGATCTGTTCTGGGAGTACCCGCTTGGGAACATTGGCAGTACGGTTCAGGGCTTCCGGTACCTGTCCGATGTTCCTGACAGCCTGACAATCGGAGCGGAATCGCACTCCCGCAAGGTCATCGGCAACCGTTTCATGCGGAAAGAGCATCTGCGGATATTGAAGACCACCCCGGGCGGCTCGCTCGGACCGACCCCCATGTGGTTCTCGGCCACGAACAGGCAGACGAACCTGAACCGCCTGCTGAACAGTCATTTCCAGAATCAGAAGCAGGCTTGCGGCATCCCACCGGCTCCGTGCTGGAGCAGGCACTTTCCGGTGTCCACGCAGCCCACGAACCTCGGCGGGTTCACCATACGCCGGAACATTGGCCTCGGTGCCACAAACTCCTATGTCTGGACCTCAGCGATCACCGATAAGCTCACGATTGACTGGCGGGTCGGCATGCCGGTCATGCTCACTCCGGAGATGCGGACGCTGTGGGCCATGCCCGGAGAAGCGGTCAGTATCACTGCAAATGCCGATTCGGCATACCAGCGCTACTACTACCAAGCCCCGGCGCTCAACTGCCTCTGGAATGGCACCGCCTTCAATCCCGCTGGCTGGAGGATCACCTCGCAGAACAACATTATCACGCAGTGGGGGCCGAGTTCAAAACAGCCGATAGGTTTCAACCTTGGCCAGTTTCAAGCGTCGCTTGAGCTTGACGTCTGGATTGACGACAACTTCCTGAGCTGGTTCGTCCCGAAGGCGAACATTGGCACCAGCAGCACCCCGGCAGACACGCTCGGGACGTTCTATTGCAAGGTCGAAGGCCCGTTCGATGACTACGCCGGGACGCTGACGCAGTTCAACACGATTTTCGAGTTCATTGGCAAGATCGTTGATATTCCGGGAGCGAATCCGAACATGGGCAATCAGCCGACGCACAAGGTCAAGGCCGAAATGGTTGCATCGGGGACTACGTACAACACATGCGGCTACTACATCGAGATTCAAGAGGAGAGCCACAATTGGCAAAATCCAAGCTGAGCGGGCATGCCGGTTCCCTCCCGGCTGGCGACGGTGTTATCCCCTTTCGCCGTCGCCCCCGCTCTAAAAGGGGAAAGGGAAAGAAAATGTTGAAGTGCTTTGACCCGAAGCAGACGTGGGAGTTCGAAAGCCCGGTCGCCAAAGGCACCGTGTTCACCTACCGGGCCATGTCCGGCCCCATCATGTACCAGGGCTTTGAGAGCGTTTCGAAAACAGCCCTGAACAAGTTCGTTGAGAAGGTGACGAATATCGAGCTCATCGTGGGCGTTGAAGAGATGGTGGACGGCAAGCCCGTGATGAAGGAAGTTTGGCAGGAGTTCGACGAGTTCATCCCGGCAGTGCACCCTGAAGTCAATCTCGCCGCCCAGCTTCCGTTTCAGGTTGCAACCGCTCTCTTTGATGCCATCTGGAGCAAGTCCTCGCTCACAAAGCAGGAAGCGGGGGAATAATAGTGGCCGCCTGGCTCTCGGTACTTGGTGACCGGTGGAATTGCGACAACTGCCACAGACCGGAAACCATTTGCAGCAGGACAGGCCACACGATTGACGATGCGGGTCCGTTGCTTGCCGAGGCGAAGGTTCCGCCCAGCGTCCCTCTCGTATTCCGAGCTGAGAGCGTAGGCGTCTGCCCGAGGCTGTTTATGACCGGCTTCGGGCGATTGGTTGGCGACGCATACGACTGGTGGGACAGGGGCCAGCTGGGCCTTGATTTCATGACGATCCCGGCATGGATAAACGCTGCCTTCCACCTTTTTGCGGCAGAAGTAAGCAAGGCCATGGAGTTCAAGCGACAGGAGTAGCGTGTCGGACATCAAGACCCGCGTCACATGGGAGCTGAAGGCGGCCGGTGTCAGAGAAGCCGGCGATGACCTCAAGGGTCTCGGCTCCGAAGCGGAGAAGGCGACAGGCGGCACTCAAGGGCTGACGGACCAGTTCGCCCTGGGTGCGCTGAAAGCTCAGGCCATAGGCGTCGCCATACAGTTCGTCGTGAACACGCTCAAATCCCTCCCCGAGGCGATCACTCACGTCACGAACCTGAACACGGCCCTGTTCGACAACGCCACAATGGCTGGCATGGTGGTCGAGCAGCATCAGGCGCTTGACTACGTCTTCCGGCAGGCAGGAGGCGGGGCAGGCTCAGCCACGACAGCAATCAGGGCGATGACCACGGCCCTGAATGCCGCAGAGTCGGAAGGCTCCCGAAAGCGCCTGATGCTGAACAGCCTCGGACTAGAATACCAGGCACTCAAGGATATGCACCCCGAGGCTGCATTCTATGAGATCTCCCGGGCGATCAACACCCTGTCCACCGAGCAGGAAAAGAACATGGCCCTCACCGAGATATTCGGTGGGCGTTATTCGCAGGTCATCGGTGCCGCTATGAGGCAATCGGGCGGGGACATCGAGGACGCTACCCGGCTGGCGATTGAGCATGGCCTTGTTATCCGCACTCAGACGGTCGAGGCTTGGAAAGAGTACAGCAATGCTCAGACCGAGGCCACGCAGATCATGGACCGCCTCAAGTCGGAAGGCCTCGAACCAATGCTCCCGGTGCTACACCGGCTCATAGACCTGAAAACCGGCCTTGCGAAAGAGTTCATCCCCGCGGCGACGGAAGCCGCTTCGAACTTTGCGTTCATGATGAGCGAGACGGCTGATGTCCTTGAAGATGTGGTGAATTGGCTCGGGCTTGCGAAGGTTGGCTGGGAGGATCTACCGGTTGCGATTCGCTTCACTATCAACCCGATTGGTCAGGCCACATCGAGCCTGTTTGAATCGTTCGGGGCCATGCGGCGGGTGAAGGAAGCCAACGAAGAGCTCATCGACAGCTATGCCAGAAGCGCCGAGTCGACCCGCATGCAGGCAATAGTTCTGACCGCCATGAACGAAGAGCTCGACCTGACGCCCCATCAGTTGCGGCTGATGCGAGATGAGCTTGAAGGCATGGTCACGATTGACACCAGCGGCTGGGTGTCAACTCTGAACGAGCAGCTTGCGGAAATGACATGGCAAAGCACCGGAGCCCTCGGGGTACTCAGCCAGTACACGCTTGAAGAGCTCAACCGGGCGGTTGCGATCCGCCAGGTGAACATCGGCCTGCTTCAGCAGTGGGAAGCCATGGGCAAGGTAGGCCCGGCGATGGCGGACCGTATCGCTCGCATCCGGGAAGAGATCGCCATGCTGAAAGAGCAGGCGGCTTCCCTGGGTGTCACCGTTACCCCGGCGACTTTCGGGCGTGCAGACCTCGGCGATGAACCCGATCTTGACCCGAAGGAAGCGGGTATCACGAAGGCCGACGCAATGGCTGCGGCTCTGCGAGAGACAGAGGCGATGAATGAGCAGCACACCGAGGACATGCAGCAGTTCCGGTGGGAGAAGGAAGCGCAGTTTCAGGATATGCTGCTCGAGCAGGAACAGGCGGCCTGGCAGAGGCGCTATGACATAGGCATGCACTACATGGGTATGATGTCGAACATGCTGGTTTCCTCCTGGGGCAATGATTTCAAGGACATTGAAAAGCAATTCGGCGCCATGTTGAAGCGCATGGCGATGCAGATGGCTGCCTCGGGAGTGCTTACCCTCGGCTCGCAGTTGCTTGGGGGCGGCGCTGTCGGGATATTCGGGCAGATTTTCGGTGGAGGCAAAAAGTAATGCTGTTTTCGTGGACAGATGGTGTGCCGAAGACCCTGAACGCCGTAGGCTCACTCGCCCCGGAGCTGCCGGTGGCTACAACCCTTGAGCAGAAGGGTACTCTTCGCAGGAATCCCGGAGGCGGGGGCATGAGCAGGGTTGTCCACTCGAAATGGGCTATCACGATTGATTGGGTGAAGGCGCCCGAAGCTGTCGCAACCGCCGTCCGGTCCATGGTCAAGAGCGGTGCGAATGTCACGCTGTCCGACCCGAGTGTCGGCACCTATACGCTGAACCTCGCTGCCGGAGACATGGCAGAGGGCCAGACCCGCATGGGCCTTGTTTCCGTGGCGGCAACCTTCAGGCAGGTGTAGCGTGGCCATGACCATAACCTATCTTGGGGGCTCATTCGGCATTGATGAGGGCGACAGGCCAGACCAGCCCCTCGATGTACAGAGGGTGAATGCCACAGCTCCGCAGAGAGGCCCGTTTGGCGCTATTTACGACCCGGTAGTGTACTCGTTCAATCGCTACGACTTCTCGTTCTCGAAGATTCGGCTGGCTGCGGCCCAAAACTTCAAGGCGATGTTTGAAGCAGTTTCGGAGTTCCGCATTGAAGACCCAGGCGAGCTTGGTACGCTGAACCTGCTGCTGGTTCCCGGCACTGTCCGAATAGAGTATTTCGAGTTCAACACGGCATCGGTGTTTTTCACCGTTGAAGATGAAGAGGCCATCGCATGAGCGTGATGTCGATAGATTGGACTTCAAAGCTGGCATTGCCCTATGGTTGGTACAGGGCGGCGGGCTCGGGAAATCCGAGTTTCAGCACCGGTCTGCAGTTCCATGGCTCGCCATGTCTCGTGATGCACAATCGCAACATGGTGAATGCCCTCGGGACATGCGGGACGTCAACCTTGAAGTTTACAGTCGGGACCACGACCCGGTCATCCGTTAATCACATCGCCATGATACCCTATGCGCTCTCGTACCCATCCGAAGGGGTTTATTGTCCCTCCATGACAGCGGTCTGCAACGGCTCGGCGCTCATGATGACCATGCAGTGCAAGATCAACTCCGACCCGGGAGATATGACATTCGAAGGAGGCGCATTCTCCGTTTCGGGCCTCGTAGCTGGTACCACCGGCGGCATGTCCTCGTTCTGGCAATTCTCCGGCACGGAAGGAACAGTTACCTCCGTTCTGTCCTATGCCGGGACGGTCCGGGGCACCCTGCAAACTACAATCGGGACGTCGCTCTATTTCCAGACATTGAGCGAGAAGCCCTATGTGGGCCACATGGGGAGGCTGATTGCCGGTGACGGGTTCTTGAGGGTGACCGGCTGCGACTACCAGGTGAAGCTGTCCGCTGCGGCCCCCAGCTCCCCGCCCATGCTGTCGTACTCGGGCTATTACAACAACGGCTCGTCTCTCGGGAACGTGGATCTGTCCGAGCATGTGCTGAGCGTTTCCCCGGTCCAGAACAGCTTTCATTTCCCCGGAATCCGTGAAGGCGTGTTCTCCCCGGAAGTGACCGTGGTGCTGAAAAACAACACGAATCAATGGGGAACCTTCACCGGGCAGGCGTCGACTGGCACTGTCTACCAGCCGCCCGGTCTGTTCTACGTGCGGCACCCGAAGATCATGGGGGGAGATCCGGCAATCTTCACCGGCTTCGGCGAATATTCGTCCCTGCAAATAAATGAGCTTGACCGCACGGTTACGCTGCGTTGCACCTCGGTCATCGGGAGGATCTTGCCGAGAGTCGTCATGCCAGCGAGAAAGCTTGGGGGCAGCCTGTTCACGAGAGGCGATCATCTGGCTCAGAGCCTGTATGCTCCGGTCACAATTGGCACGGTGACATCGGCGACGGGCGACAGCGGCGGCGGTGGCACCATTGTCGTCGGACCATGGGGCGGGCCGATTCCCGAGATCCAGCGGCGGGACCTGATCGCCGCATACCCTGGCGACGAGACTGTGCTCGTGGAAGAGGTTCTGTCGTGGTCGGGCTCCGAGTGCACCTTCACCGTCAAGAAACGCCCTTCATGGCTCCGTGCAGGCAACACCCTGAATGCCAACATGCCGAGGATCGAGTCGTTGAAAACCGGGCTGGAGTTCTACGACAACTGCATCCGGCGTCCGCTCGAAAAGAATCCCGGCGATTTCGGCGGAGCTCCCGCTCCGATATGGGCTCTTGCGGACATCTACGCTGCGCCCCTGGCTGACGTGTGGATCAGCCCGTCTCACAAGTTTTCTGGAGCAGAGACATTTCAGGATGTCATCAGGGAGTTGCTTGCGGCAACGGGCGGTGGCATGGGCTTCGACGGTGATGGCTTCGCTGTCTTTACTCCTGCTCTCGGACAGATCACAGCCCCAAGCACGGGAACCTTTTCGTTTGAAGAGATTGCCTTTGGCCAGCAGTTCGTGCAGGCCACAGAGGAAGCAGTGGCTCGCATCTGGTACAACTACGCATGGGATGACGAGGATGAGCGCTACACCGTCCAGCACGAAGCGGTTACCGGCGCCGGAGCCAATGGCAAGGACTTGACTCTGAACAGCAAGCTCGTAAGGCTCACGGAGCAGGCGGCAGAAACGACAGCGGCGATGATTGTGTTCTGGGGCGGGGGCGGTGTCCTGACGTTCCTCGTTGATCCGGACTACTGGCACAATTTTAAGCCGGGGAACATAGTAGACTTCACCGACCTCCCGCCATCGTTCCACCTGACAACGGCCCGTCTCCTCGTATTGCAGCGGACGATGGACCCTGAAACCGAATGGGTTGCCGTGACGGTGACAGAATTGGTTAACGCTGCGAGCGAGTATTTCCGGGTGGGCGTCGATCAAATCGGCGGCACCGTGCCGATCATTTAGGAGGCGTTTGTGGCCAGAGACCTCGATGTAAGCGAAAGCGGTTTCAGCATGACCGAGTACCTGCTCAGGGCCTCGGGGCAGTTCTACTCCGCTGCCTACAACTGGATTCTGGCGCTGAACACAGCCTACTGCTACACGATTCCGCAGTTCATAGGTGGCAATGCCCGGACCACCAGCACCAGCGACCTCGTGATGCGGTGTCCGTTTCAGGCGAAGGGCTCCGTTGTGAAAATAAGCGGGATTGCACAGAAGGCGTCCGGCTTGGCTGCGGGTACCTGGATTTCGGGCGGCCTGACCCTAGGCACAACGGGGGCGTTCAGCATGTCCCTCGCCGCGACTCCCGGGGCTATCGAGACATGGGTCGGGACATACAAGGCAAATGCCGCAGATGAGAAATCCGTGCAGGTTTTCAAGCAGGAGATGTTTTGACATGGCCGGCATAGACAGGAACACCATCGTTTTCGACCCGGCAGTGGGCGTTACCGGCACAGAAGACATGACGCCGGACCTGCTGCACAAGGCGGTGAGGAATTGCCTGTATGTGGCGAACATGTGGGTACCCTGCTTCAACCTCCCCCGTGCGTTCTCCGGTCCCTACCGTGCCGGTATCATCGTTCCCGGGGCGCGAGTGCAGATTTGCTGCATCTACCACAGCGCGACAACGCCGACATCTGCTGCTCGCTTCTACAGGATTCATTCGGATGACGCCTCGGATTACCTCGAAGACGTGCTTGCAGATGGGCGCTCTTATGGAGAGTTCAGCGACCCGCCGATGTTCAACGAGACTCCGGAGCTTGCCCCGGTTGCGAATCCCACGAGGCGGGTTGTCCTGCACTTCAGCTACGCTGTAGGCAACATCCCCCCGTTCACCGCTTTTTACCGCTTGGTAGGAGGCAACTGATGGCAATTGTCAATGTAGACCCGTCCACGCTCGGCTCATTCGTTCCTGACGGCATAGTCCTGCAGCATAAGGACGAGGTCATCGCCGCGCAGTGGAACAAGATGGTACAAAATGGCGTCCGGAGCTACAGCATCCAAAGAAGCGCCATGGCGAGTTCGAGGTCGTTGCTGTTCGGGACAAGTCTATGGTGCTGCATCCCGCCGAGCAATCCGAGCGTTTATTGGGCCGGTGGCCCGAGCGAAAATGCTTCATTGCAGTACACGATTCAGTGGTTTGGAACCCCGACAACAAGAGGAACGGTTACTTTTCGCGGAGGGACAAACATTGCCAGCCTCGGGACTCTCGGGACGTATATAACCTCAGGAGCATCAGGTTCGACCTCTGCGGCTTTTGCAACCCCGGTTATTGTCCCGGATTATGAGTTGTCCGGCGGAGTCGTGAGGGCTCTCCCGTATTTCGTAAGAATAGACACAAACGACCCGAGCCCTGATTTCATTTATTTCGCGCACATCAGCTTTAGGTATCTCAAGTACCCGATGATTTACTGACAGGGAACCGTGGTTCCCCGGCAAGAGACCGAGGTTCCCCGCCAAGGGCACTTATACTTAGACTCATACTCAGACTTGGACTCATACTTGAGCTTGCGCTTTGCTCAGAAACGCCCGGGCTGAAAAGAGCCTGCTCTTCACTGTCCCTATCGGGATATTCAAGCTATCTGCGATTTCTGCATATCTGTACCCGATGCACCAGAGAGCGAGCACCCGGGCCTGCTCCGGCGGAAGGCCCTTGAGGCAGTCAATGACCTCTGCGAGAAGTGCGGAGTCGTCGGTGGCGCCGTTCCCTGGAAGCAGTTCAATGCAGTCGAGCAACTGCACCCGCTTGGCGCATTTCGTATAGAACAGATTCCGCATGATGAAGAACATCCACCCGAAGAAGCTGTCCCCGGGTTTGTAGAGGTGTTCATTTTCGAGCGCTCGCAGGATTCCGTCGCCGGCAAGGTCCTTTGCTGCCTCTTCGTTCCCGCCCGTGATTCGCATGGCTATCTGCAGGAGCTTGGCATGGCCGGCCTCGCATTCCTGCCTGAGCGTCAAGCAAGGGCCCGGCATCATCCTGCTGTTGAACCGGCCAGCTTCTTAGCCCTGTTCAGGATGACATCAAGCCGTGCGAGCAGGAACCGCCCCGGGCAGTTGTTAGAAGCGTGCCCGACCATTTCCCTGTGGCCCCGTATGTGCGAGCGGTCGATTGGGATTCTGTACACGGCGCACCAGGTGGCGATAACAACGGCCAGTGCCCTTTCCTGGGCAAGCGAGGGCTCCGAGATCTCGAAGTTGCCGGTAACGCAGACTCCAAGCGTGTAGGAGTTGTGCGCCCCGCCTCGACTCGCATTGGAACAGTGCGCCCCTGCCCGGCTCTCGGGCCGTCCGCTGAAGATGTCCCCATCAGCGGCATCAGTGGAGGGCTTGCCCCCGATGTCCCGACCGTTGGTGATGAGCTTGTGATACCCGATGTCCGACCAGCCGTTGCCCCTGACATGCAGGCTCCTGATTTCGTCCAGCGTGCCGCCGTTCCCGGCGCTGTGATGCACTACGATGTGAGTGATCGCCCTTGACATGATCAGCCTCCTACAGTTCGACCCTGATTCCTACCGAAACACCGAGATATAAGCCGGAGTGCTCACCGAATACTCTGCCGACCCCAATTCCAGCGTCTATTGGGCCTGTCCTCACGCAGGTTCGAATAGCTGCCGCCTGCCAGTGTCCAGGGCCCGAGAATGAGACAGTGCCCTGAAGGCCCGTTTCCGTGCCAGCAATCGCTATTGGTGTCCACGCCACACCGAATCCCGGGCTGAGGCTCCCGCCGACCAGCGCAGCGTCCAGAATCACGGCAACTTTGCTCCGGGATTCGGCGGGGAGGTTGAACGCAGGTGGTTCCGACCAGTGGACAGGCTTGCCGTCGATCCAGACGCCTATCCACGGCTTGCCGGTCGGGTCGAGCACCCCGGAGATGTGGACGGACAGCGTGTCCCCTGCAGCGATGTCCTGGGCAGGTACCCATGCCCCTGAGCCGGAGAAGATGGGCTTTGCTCCTGGAAAGCTCGAAGGCTTGAGGAATGGCGGCAGTTGAGCAGGCTTTGTGGATGTCGGCGAGAACCCGGCAGCATGCAGACTGTCCGCAGTTGCCCCTGCGTAGATGACATCCTGAACCCGCTCCCCGCAGAAGCCACGCCCAAGAAAGTACGCCGTGATGATGAGTGAAGCGGCCTGCACAACGCGCTTTGCGGTCATCGTTTCTCCTTTCGTCCCCCCACTTGACACCCCTATAGACAATGTGTATATATGGGTATGGAACACACACAGAAATCATACAACACCGAAGGGGGAGAGGCCATGCAGGTCAAATACTGGCTTTCAGAGGACGGACAGAGCAGCCTTGGGTACTGGCCCATCGACACACCCGACGAGGACATTTACGCCGAGCTTCTCGACCAGTGCGGCAGCGAAAAGCAGCGCACTGCCATCCGTGCGGGCAGCATCAAGATCGACACCCCGGGATAGGCGCGGAACATGACCAACACGAAGGGAGCGATGATGAGCAAGACGAAGTGGACGCCGGGGCCGTGGAAGTTTGGATGGGAAACGAATGACAAGCGGTGGGGCATCATTACTAACTCGAAGGGTGACATCATCGCCAACGTCAACACGCAAACAGGGCCAGACCTGTCACCCCTGTGCCCCATCGTAATGCCATGTGTTGCCAACGCCAATCTGATGATAGCAAGCCCGGGCATGTACAAGGCACTGGAAGACCTCTTGAACGACACCGAATCACGGTTTGACTTCATGGGCGACAACTACCCCTGCGATGCACAACTTGTGGCCTGTGCCAACGCCCGTGCCGCCCTCGCCCGTGCCCGTGGGGAGGTCTCCGAATGAGCAAATCCCGTGAACAGAAGCAGGCCCGTAAGCAGGCCCGGGCGCAGAAGCAGACGGCAATGGCCGCCGCCAACTACCAGCCCACGGGCAAGAGCAAGTACGCCACGAAGCAGGGCCGCAGGAACAGGCCGGACAGCCCGTTCAGGGTGACGGAACAGGAACAGGAGGTTTAGAGGTGGATGAGAAGTTGATACCCGGCCCGGTCAAGGGCTACAAAATGGTGGACGAAAACCTGTGCTGCCGGGGCGTGCAGTTTGTCGTCGGTGAGATTGTCAGACATGAGGGGCCGCTGGAAATGTGCAGGTCCGGCTTCCATTTCTGCGTGCATCCGAGCGGCGTATGGGCGTACTACAACAAGGGGCGTCTGTTCGAGCTCGAGGCGTATGATGTACTGGATACTCCCTACGAGCCGGGGGCGGACTTGAAAAAGGTCTGCCGTGGTATCAGGCTGGTGCGGGAAATCAAGGTGGATGGCGACGGGAACACCGGCAACGGCAACACCGGCCACAGGAACACCGGCGACGGGAACACCGGCCACAGTAACACCGGCGACGGTAACACCGGCTACAGCAACACCGGCTACAGGAACACCGGCCACAGGAACACCGGCCACAGGAACACCGGCTACAGGAACACCGGCCACAGGAACACCGGCCACAGGAACACCGGCAACGGTAACACCGGCGACGGGAACACCGGCAACGGTAACACCGGCTACGGTAACACCGGCGACGGGAACACTTGCGACCGCTCGTCAGGCCATTTCAACACCCACACACCGAAGCTCATCATTTTCGACAAGCCCACGAGCCTTGAGCCGGATGCAAATCTGGTTTTTGCGCTGTCCGTCGCTTTGATGAGCAGCGAGCCGTTTGACCCTTTGCCGTTCCTGTCACTGCCTAACGCAACGGCGAGGAAAATCAAAAAACTGCACCGCCTCCATATCCAGAGGCGACAGGAACAGGAGGTGTAGTCGTGAAGGTTCAAACACAGCTCACATACAGGTTCGAGGACAAGGACGAGTTTTTCGTAGCCCTTCACCCCCGCGGCATCGTGTCGTTCATCTGCGACGGACTGACCCTCCGCTTCGACCGCAAGAACCCGAAGCACGTCGCTGCCGTGAAAGAGCTGTACGCCGGGATGGTGGAGGTCGATGTGGTGAATGAAGCGATGGAAACGGAGGAACAGTTGTGAGCGAGACAGCAGTTGTCAAGAAGGCAGACACCATCAGAGGGCTCATCGAAAGCCCGGAGTTTGCAGCGCAGATTGAGAAGGCGTTGCCGAAGCACCTCACCCCTGACAGGTTTGTCAGAATTGCCATAACAGCAATGGCAAAGAACCCTAAGCTGAAAGAGTGCTCGCAGACCAGCTTCTTCAACTGCCTGCTGAACCTTTCGCAGCTCGGCCTTGAGCCGGACGGCTACCATGCGCATCTCATCCCTTACAAGGATGAATGCCAGCTCATCATCGACTACAAGGGCCTCGTTGACCTCACCATGCGCAGCGGCAAGGTTGCCAACATTCACGCGGATGTGGTCTGCGAGAACGATGTCTTCGCCTACAACATGGGTATGGTCGAACAGCACAGGATAGACCTTCGCAAAGACCGGGGCGCTGTCTACGCTGTCTATGCAATCGTCACTTTCAAGGACGGCTCGAAGAAGGCAGAGGTCATGTCCCGCGATGATGTGGAGAAGATTCGCAAGCGCAGCCGGGCGGGAACCAACGGCCCCTGGGTGACGGACTGGAACGAGATGGCAAAGAAGACCGTGTTCCGCCGTCTCGCCAAGTGGCTCCCCATCAGCCCCGAGTACCGCGATGTGCTGGAAAGCGACTTCGACCGCTACCCCGACATGCGCGTTACCGAACCCTCGAAGCCCCGGCCTCTTGCCCGCGGCGAACATGCCCCCATCGAGATAGAAGCGGAGGTAGAGGATGTTGCGACTCAGGGCGAGTGAAGCGCAGCGCATAGCTCTTTGCCCCGGGTCGGCAAGGGCAGCATTCGGGATTGAAGGGCCTCCGAGCGAGTACGCCGAGAGGGGTACGCGAATACATCTCTGGCTGGCCAACAAGTTCGGCGTTCAGAAGGGGGAGAATCCTGTTCTGACGGACGAGGAGCAGGAAGTTGCCGAAAAGCTGGCAGAGAAAACGAGGGAGTTCATTCTCAGTAGAAACTTCGTCGGACCGCTGAAAATGTGGACCGAGATGGAGATCAAGGGCGACGGATGGAGCGGTCATATCGACCTTGTCGTGGAATCGGCAGACGAGACCATCATTGTAGACTGGAAGACCGGTTGGGGCGACCAGGTAAGCCCCGACCTCAACGCTCAGCTGAGGGCATACGTTGTCCTGCTGGACGTTGCCCCGTGCGTGGCCGTCATCATTCAGCCCTCGGGCAGACCGGAGCCGGTTGAGTACAGCAGGGGCGATCTGGAAGTTGCCAAGGCCGAGCTTGCGGAGATCAGGGAGCAGGCATTGTCGCCAACGGCCTCCCGCATCCCGCATCCTGTGGCCTGCCAGTATTGCCCCGCATTCGGCAGGGCAACATGTCCCGAGACATGCACCTGCTTGCAGACAGCGGAGATCCTGCAGGAGGTCAAGGAGCTTTCCGCGCTGACGCCCGAATTCCTGGGTAGTCTCGGCAGCCTTGCGAAGCTCGCAGAGAAGCGCATCGAACAGGTGAAGGAGGAAATCAGGGCAAGGTTGGAAGTCGGGCTTGAAGTGCCGGGCTGTTCAATCGGCAAAGCATCGGAGACGAAGGAGATTGCCGACATCGGTAAAGCCTTCGAGCTTTTGGGGATGCTCACACAGGAGCAGTTTCTTGCCGCCTGCACAGCCAGTATCCCGAAGCTGGCGGATGCTCTCTATGCCTGCCTGAACCAGACGGAGAAGGTCAGCAAGGCGGCGGCAAGACAGGAACTGGAAGCACTGCTGGCAACGGTCATCGAGACCAAAACGAGGCGCGGAAATCTCAAGATTGGAGGGATTGAGTAATGGGAAGAGCGCATACGGTGGACGGCAGCACTGCCAAGTACACACTGGAAAACGGCGAGTACATGTGGCGGGTCATCCCCGAAGTGACGACGGGGGATAGGGTTTTCCGCACGAGCGACGGTCACAGCGACAAGGGCGACGAACAGATCAACCTCGTGCTGAAGGTGGGTACAAGGGATGAGCAGATCACCGTTCTCGACCGCTTGACATTCAGCAGTAGGGCGCAGTGGCGGGTCAGCGAGTTCTTGCGGTCAGCAGGAGCGTATCCAGGGCATGGCGTCAGCATCGACCTCAAGGCGGAGCAGTGCATCGGCCTCGGCGGGAAGTGCAGGACGCTCAACGGAGAACCGGACTACAAGGGGAAGGTCTACACGAGCATTGACCGGTACCTCGAGGCCGAAAAACAGGACCCCGGCAAGATCAAGGGGCTTGTGTGCGGAGATGATTTTCCTCCCCCTACTGCGAACGATGAACCGGCAACGGACGAGGACCCGATTCCGTTCTAACACACCAACCCGGGGCGGCATTGCCGCCCCTGAAGGAGGTACAGAGTGAGCAGGCAGAAGAAGCATAGACGGTGGGTGGCCTTCTCGGACGAGGTGAACGCCTTCTTCGACTCATGGCACGAGCGGGACAAGAAGGTCAGCTACGAGGGCTATGCACCGGTTGGAGAGTTCGTCAACGGCCTTGTCGAGGAATCGGAAGTCTACAAGGCTTTTCGGCAGCACGGCGTCCTCCCGCCCGTGAAGCGAATGAGGAGGCAATGATGCGGTTGCTAATTGGCATCGTGTGGGCGATCTGCCTCTTCATGGTAGTGGTCGCCATTGCCGGCAGAGGGCTGGCTGTCATCGCAGGCGCAACGGGATGGCTTGCGCTGGCTGTCACTTTCAGCGTGGTCGGCGAGGAGCACAGGCGCAAGTCGAGCCTGAAAAGGGCGTACAATGGCATCCTTGCGATGGCCAGAGATGGCCGATGCGTAAATGAAATGCCCGATTTCGAGTGTGTTAACTGCTCTTTTCAGGAATGTGGCGCCTGCTGGGCCATGGTGTTCGGCTTCGACCCCGAGGACTGGAAGACATGGTACGAGGGGAGGCCAGAGCATGATGGTCATAAGTAAGTCGATGGCCGAGGCTCCTCGTGCCAAAGAAGCGGAGTTGCAACGACTGGTGGCCATGGCGCTGGACGAGACGGGACTGCTCTGGTTCCACCCGGCCAACGAACGAAAATGCACGGCAATAACGGGCAGGCTTCTGAAACTCGCAGGCGTCAAGCGGGGAGTCCCGGACTGCCTGGTTATGGAGCCGTTCATGGCTCAGGGCCAGAAGTTCATCGGCATGGCGGTCGAGTTGAAAGCCTCCCGCAACAAGCTGACCGATGACCAGAAGAAGTGGAAATTCAAGCTCGAGGCTCGAGGATGGCAGTTCAGCGTTTGCATGACCCTGGCCGAAGTGCTCGAAAAGCTCATGCAGTTCTACCCGGATACAGCGGGCTATTCCACGGCGGAAGACTGCTACAGGGTCACGAAACGGAGGTGCTGACGCATGCCCAACAAGTACCAGGTTGCGGACTGGACCGAGCATTTCGAGACAGCGAAAACGGCTAGGTATGTGCATAAGTCGTCGGTGGTGCTTCCCTTGAAGCAGGGCCTTGGCTACCGCAGGCTTGTCCGGAGAAACAGCGGTCCGGCTCTATACGGGGCATGGTGCGCCATGATAGTCGTGCTGTCGAAGCAGGCTCCCCCCAGGGAGGGCTACCTTACTCACAGCGGCACGAAGGACGGCATCCCCTACGCACCGCAAGATCTCGAAATGCTGACGGACATTCCGGTTTCCGTGTTCGCCGAAATGCTTGTGGCCTGCTCCCGCCCTGAAATCGGCTGGCTGAAAGTCATCGAGCGTGACGAGGCGAACGGTGACATGTTCAGAGAACCGGAGACTACGCTTGCCTTCCCGAACCCTTCTCCGGACCATGCGAGAAAAGAGAACGGCCTCAGGTGCCCCCATGATGAGATGAAAGCGGAGTGGAACAGGCTCTGCTTGGATTCCGACCTTGCGAAATGCCGGGTCTGGCCGACAGACAGAGCTGCGAAGATGTGGAAGCACGAGTGGTTCCGGGAAAGCTGGAAGGAAATCTTCGCAGAGTGCCACAGGGCGAAATGGTGTCGGGAAAACAAGGCTGGCGTCCTGCATGTGCTCAGGAACGACAAGTCCGGGACACCGAACGCCATGCGCTACTACGAAGCAGCCATGGACAGAAAGGAAGCGATCGCTGGCAAGCCCCGGGCATGGACCAGCAAGATTGTAGAGGCTGACGGTGCGATCAGGATTGAGAGCCACGCAACAGAAGCTCTCGCAGCCGCAGACCTTGAGGGAAGAGGTTACGCCCTGGACAGGGCAAGAAACGAGTGGAGGAAAAGGGGATGAACAGAACCAAAATCGAATATCTCTCGCACACCTGGAATCCGATTGTGATGCGCTGCCGTCCGGTCTCCAGGGGCTGCGACAACTGCTGGCATCTCAGGATGGCTGACAGGCTGAAGGCCAATCCTGCTCTGAGTGAGGCGCAGAGAGCCGCCTACGCTGGGGGTGAACCAGCGCTGAATAAGAATGAGATAGACGCACCGCTGAGGCTCAGAAAACCGGGCGTCATCGGCGTGCAGTTCATGGGCGACCTGTTCCATGAAGATGTTACGGATGACATGCGCATCGAGGTGTTCACGACATTTTGTGAGCCGGACCTGTTTATCGTTCTTACGAAGCGCCCCGAGAACATGAAGCGGTTCATCGAAGGGCCGCTCCGGGGGTATTACAGCCAGTGTCCAGCTGGAAACTATCTATTCCCGAATCTGTATTGCGGCGTATCCATCGAAGATCAACGCACGGCCAATGAGCGCATTCCCGTGCTGATGGAAACCCCGGCAATCAACAGGATAGTCAGCCTTGAGCCGACGCTGGGACCGGTGCGCTTCAATGAGTATCCCGATTGGCTCATCATGGGCTGCGAGAGTGGTCCCGGGGCAAGGCCGATGCATCGGGAGTGGGCGCTCCATGTCGCCCGGCAGTGCGAAACTCACAGCATCCCTCTGTTCTACAAGCAGGGCCCTGGCGATAACGGATACTACGGCAAGATGCCCACGCTGAATGGGCGTGTGTATGACCAGGTTCCATGGGGAACCGCAGAAAGGAGCTCATAATGCTCTGCCACCGTTGCGAACACAGGGCTGCGTGGCTGTCATCTAAAATGACCGCAACCGTTCCCGAGCCGTGCCGCTGCGATGTTGACGGGTCGGAATGGGCCTGCGACTCCTACCGCCCCACCATGCCCGCCGTGACCGTACCCGTTGACCCCCGCCGGCCCCGGTACGATGCGAGTCCCGTGCCCACCCCCGAGAGGTTCGTGCGCCAGTTGCAGGCCCATGAGGTAGTGCTGCGAATCGTGCCGGTCTACCCCGAGCGCAAGGACTGCAACGAAGCGGCGGGGATGTACGGCCTGCATATGGAGAGGGCGAGGGTGAAGGAATGAATGTTCTCGTAGCGTGCGAGTTTTCGGGCCGTGTCCGGGATGCTTTCCGGGCACGGGGCCACAATGCATGGTCATGTGACCTGTTGCCGTGCGAAGCCGACCCGCAATGGCACTTCCAGGAAGACATCATCCGGCTTCTGATGATGGAGGTGCTTCCGTGGGATTTGATGATTGCTCACCCTCCATACACTCACCTGGCCGTATCGGGGGCAAGATGGTTCAAGGACAAGGTCGAGGAACAGGAAAAGGCACTCGGCTTTGTGAAGCTACTCCTTGACGCTTACTGGATTCCCCGTATAGCCCTTGAGAATCC